CGTCAAAGCTAACGCTCTAACGCTTCTTGATGTGATTGTTGGTTCCCTGTCCCGGGGAGCCCGGGGTGAGGGAGTCCTGATCAAACCAAAATCGACCTCGTCGCAACAGTTGCTTCAGAGGTTTGATTCTTGGGTTGGTCTGATCAAGACTCCACAGGGTTGGAAGTTTAAGGATGAGTTTCCAAGTGGACCGGAGGCGGCCTTCTTTGCAAGAGGTTACCTCGAGGTTCTACTCGATTCTTCATCCAAATTGATGAACTTCCGACTGGAGGATCAGTTGGTGATCTTCCGTACGGCGGCCAAGTGGCCGAAGAGGAACTTTGTAAAGTATGCCAAGTACTGCACAGCAGCACCAATGGCTAAGTTCCTCCAGAACGATTTGCCAGACAGGCCAGAAGGATTTCAAGGGAATTTCCTCTGGTCTGGGGCGGTCAAGAGATTCCTCAAGACCCGAATTGTGGCTCGTAGTCCAAGGAATGCACGTCTTTTCTTTGGCGTGCTCCAAGGAGTAAAACGAGCCTGCATGCAGGTACCTGAAGAATTCGTGGTGGAAGCAATGATCAAACACCGAAAGGCGTTAACCTGCGAACCAAGAGGGAAACCTCCAACAGTTCGTATGGAAAACTACTATCGGGAGTTCTTCCAAGCATTCAATCCTCAGAAACCGAAACTCTGGGAAGCAAGTACATCCGCTTCTTTTGAGTCTGTTCGGTCTGAGGGTGGAGCCCGTGGATGGATTCAATCGAACCATACCTATACGGAGGAAGAATTGATCACCATGGTGGCAACAAGGCCGGGTCGGGTTGTCCAGATTAATGGACCAACACTCCAGATGGATTTCGAAGAACTTCTTGATAGAGCTTCTTCTGAGCCCACGGCCGTTCGGGTCTCAGCGGTTCTTGAACCGTTGAAAGTCAGACTTATAACGAAAGGTAATACGATTCGTTACTGGCTCTCTAGAGACTATCAGAAACAACTCTGGAAATACCTGCAAAGGTTTCCTCAGTTTGCACTGACCGGACGACCGCTCATGGAATGCGACCTTCATGGATTGCTTCAGAGGGAAGAGAAACTGGGATTGTCTTTTCCAAATTGGGTCAGTGGCGACTATGCAGCCGCAACTGACACTTTGGATATACGACACACGAAAGCAGCCTTTGAGGCTAGTCTTCGTATGGGTTTGTTCTCTCTTTCCCCGAAATACCAAGATGTATTACGGAGTGTGCTCTATGAGCAGGATATTAACTATCCAGAGAACCTTCGTAGACAATTCCCAGGTCTTGAACCAGTCCGACAAGAAACAGGACAACTGATGGGATCGACCCTCAGTTTCCCGATTCTATGCACGGTTAATTTGTGTGCATATTGGTCGGCTCTGGAGGAGTACACGGGTCGGGAGATCGATGTTCAAGATCTTCCCGTCCTCGTGAACGGAGATGACATTCTCTTCCGTTGTGATGACCGCCTGTATGGCATTTGGCTTCAGAAAACCCGTGATGTTGGTTTTGAGCTTAGTCTGGGTAAGAACTATGTTAATCCAGACTATCTCACTGTCAATTCGGAACTCTATTTCTTCGACAAGAAGAAATGCAGTTTCCATCGACAGGGATGTCTCAATGCCGGCCTTTTGACCGGGCAAACCAAGATCACAGGTCGGATGGGCGCGAAGCTTGCACCTATGTGGGACTACTACAATGAAGTCACACGTTGGGCAGTCGATCCAGTAAGGGCGACGAAACGTTTCTTCCACTACCATTCGGAATCAATCAAGAATCTGACGGGTGATGGAAAATTTAACGTTTTCGTTTCACCAATGAAAGGTGGACTCGGATTCAAGAAGCCGGAAGGCTACGAGACTCAAGTCACACCCTTTCAAAGGCGTTATGCCTCTTTCATGGATGATCAGCTTCGACACGACCCAGAAAATTTTGAAAAGCTCTCTTTGATTCAGGAGAGATCCAAAAACATTCCAAGGTACTACCACAAGCCAAAGTATATCGTTCAACCGAAATTCGGTCCGTACGAAGAAGGTGTTGTTCATTTGAAGGATACGACAGTGAGTCTTCCGATTTTGGCAGCC